CTTCGAGATATCTTTCTCCTTTGCTGGGGAGATCTACAAATTCAGTTGGAGTTACGAACGAAAATAGATCATTATTTTGTTCTGAGGTGATCGGAGAGGGTGCGTCGGGATGTGGGGCGCCTAATCGTTCTACATTATTTCTTCTTGACAAAAGTCACCTTCTTTCTAGTTTTATAGCTCAACGGCCGCGGCGACGGCGGGGCCGACCACATAGGTAGCCCAATCATACCTTACGGAAAGCTCAATATTAAGGATTTCGTCGCCACTATAATCAAGATTTCCAAATGTAGCCTTAGTAAGGAACGAATTATTTAGGGTCCAGGTGCCAATAAGCCCCCCGTCGCCATTTAATTCTTCAATAATGACGTTGCCCAAAGCATCGACCGATGCAGCCTTATTAACGGTGCCAGGCGCCTGCGCTGGATTCATAAATACGTCTTCTTGTACATCGGGCATTAAATAACCTGAGTTAACAAGAGCATCAATTAAAAGTCTGTTACCATCTGGATTAACAGCGTTAACAATTGTAATATCTATAGGCTGCCACTCGACTGTCCCGGGATAATAATAGGTGTTACCTAAAAATTTGTGAGGAGTTTCGGTGATATTATAGGCGGGCTTAGCAGCCATCTTTGCAAGATACTGTTCATACTGATATCCCTCGTTACTGCTAACTAAGTTGGGAAGCGTCAGCAAAAAGCGATGCTGTCTCCTTGGTTCTGATAAAGCGCTGGTCCAAAATGGCATTTAAATAATCTCCTGTTATCCTGTATTATATAGTATAGAAGGTCAAAACCTTCTCCCTTTTATTAGTCATCAAAGGATGCTCCCGTGCGCGTAATATTAAAATCAATCGCTATGTATTCAATAGCTCGTGTTGGCTTAAGGAAAATCTTAGCATACATGATGTTTCGATCCACTAACTCCGGAGTAGTAGTTGTTTCATCCAACACCACTTTATAGTCCGATAATCCAAAATTGGTTTTGACATTTGCCAAGAAAGGATTAACTTGCGCCAGAAATCGCTGCCACGTCTGTTGAACATTAGGATCAAACAGTAGTCTAGAAGCAATTTGAGAAATGCGCTTTTTAAGGAAGAGCATTAAGCGCCGTACATTAATACGATCAAGCGCCGAGGGCGTAATTTGAAGTGTTTTTTGACCAAAAATTACAATACCTTCTGCTGGGAATTTCGCAATAGGATTAATATTCGCGGAATAAAGATCATCCCGATCCTGGCGCCGTAGCTGATGGGCCACGTCAATAACGGGAATTCCGGCGGATCCCTCTGTCAAGCCGCCGCGGTTAAAGCCCGCTGGAGCAAACCATACCTGAGTCTTACGCTGAGAACTTGAAAAAGTTCCTATTGCTGCCACAGATGGAGGGAGCCATACGATGCCACCACTAATAGTATCGCGCGCGCGGACCCATGGATAGAATGTACACCCATATGAACTATTGAGGCCGCGGCTACGTAAACCATTAACCAGGGTCCGAATCGTAGAGGCATTATTTAAGCGCGCCAAGCTCTGAGCCTCTTCTCGGGGCTGGAAAGCGTTAGGTAAGTCGAGAACCACTAGTGCATCGGCGCGTTCTTCACAAACATTAAGAAGGTTTGTGGTTAAGCCGTCATTTGTGAGGCCTGGAATTGAGGCCATGTTCATTTCAACAACCTCGGGGTCCGCAACAGAGTCAATGGCTCTTCGAATGGAGTAAAACTCATAACTTGTAGTCTCCGTGGCGCCGGCGACAATATTTTTGTTGGCAAACGGATCCATTTCAGTAATATTGAGCCCATCAAAGCCCCCATATACTGGAACCGTAAATCTGTCATACCCCAGATCTAGAACACCACTCACAAAACCATTAACCGCAGTGAGGGATTCTCCATCCGTAAAGGATCCTGTTACATAAACTCCGGAACCAGAAATGTCATCCAAAGTAAATTGCTGTGAAAGCTCTCTCTGTCCAGCAGAAGCTCCGGCGAACATGTTCGCCACAATGCCTCCGCGAGGACGCAATAGATCGACATTAGAGGTGTCGAAAACAGTGCTTCCGGCGGATTGTGCTACTTGAAAACCAAAATAGGCATCCGTTGGATTGCTCAAATTGCCGTCTGACGCACTTACCCGCAACTCCGGTGCTGGGTAAAAGATCACGGAGCCGGTCGTCGCCGTGGTCGGGACCGCGGGGCCGCAAACGCAGAAGACGTTGTCGCGGTTCAGGATGGCCACCCCAGGGAGAACCGGCCATCCGCCGCGGTAGTTGGAGCCGCCTTCTGAGCCGGTGACCCAATTTCCTCCGACCGCCAGGGGGGTCGTGGTCTCATCCAAATACTTAACAATTCCCCGGAAACCAAATGGCAACAGGGAGGGATTTTTGAGGCCGGCTTCAACATCTGAATTCATAGCTACACGAATATATTTTGAATTGTTAGCATAATTGCCCACCTCAAGATATCGTCGTTCCGTAGCGTTCCAGTTTAAAGCTTTGTCTCCCACTCTACGACCCACATAGTTCAGAGAATTCGGGTTAAGATCACAGTTATTAAATTGCTCTAGAACTCGAACGACATTATCTGAATCCGACAGATGGCGAACAACAACAGAAAAAGACCCATAGGCAGTAGCATCAGTTACTGAGCGTTTAATATCCTGAATGGAAACTTTAACATTTTTATTCGTCCAGTCGCCCGGTTCGTTGAGGGCCACAATGTTGAAAAGATTTTCGGGCCCAGTGCCTAAATCGCAGCTAATAATTTGAGGAGACTCGGCGCCCTGAAGACCAGTATTAAAATTACTTCCATCATTTGTGCTAGTTGAATTCGCCAACTTAACAACTGCGGCCATGGTATATGAAGTCGTACTAATATTGGCTTTTAGGTGCCTATCAAAAGTTTCTCCTAAGAAATAATTAACATTATCAGCAGTGATGCTATTATTAACGAGCTGAGGGTTTGTATTAAAGACTTTTCGAATATACCTCGAATCGCTCGTGTTAAAGTTGAATGTCGTTTCGAGAGTATCAGTTCCTTTATAATTATGAATTAACATCTTATACTGATAGCCGACACCGTCGGTCTCGAGGATAACGGCACGACTGCCGGTGCCATTCACAGGGATCCCGGTGTCTATAGCCGGAGTCCAGCCGCCCCCCGAGTCCGCGCCGCTCATGCAAGTGCCAGAAAGCGCAAGGGTCGCGGAGCCCGTGGTATAAAAAATAGCCGCCAAGGCGCCAGTCATCTGCGGACCCGAACCAGACTCAAACACAATGAGGCCATAAGCCTTGGTCTCTGCCCAACCAGCGACACCAGCACCGGTTGCCGAGTCATCATCGGCGCCCAACAGTCGAACATAGGTTAAAGGAGAGCTGTTGCGGAGGTATGCTTGAGAAGCGTACATGCCATATGTGGTTGCTGATCTGTTGTTTCCTTGGCGCCAAACATCGTTGCCATAGGCGCCGGCGGAGGGAAGGCCAAAAATGTTTACATACTCTTCAAAAGAGCTGACAGTGGTGGGCCGAAGCGCCGGTCCGGATGCGGCGCGCCCAATAACTACTGGCCCCATTCCCGCTGGTGATGCGGGTACTTGCGAATTATCAATCTCGTTGACAAAAACGCCGGGGGATACAAATCTATAATTTTTAATTGACATTCGGTGTTGTCTCCTATGCTCAAAATCGTTCAAAAGTAAATAGTGTTAAATAGTTTCAATGGTATTATTCTCTATAAAAACCATCTTTAATAGTAGTGGGGATATCCCCCACAATAGTCCTCTCTCGAGCAAACTTAAATTCCACTGCATTTTCGCGTCTTACAATCTTGGGTTTTTCTTGATTCTCTCCTTCGCCTACCAGATATCCTAAAACCTCTATATTAATGTTGGTTTCATAGTTGCGTCTTTCCATCCCTAAGTTTGCCTGATTTGAATTATTAGCGAATCCTCCATCTATAAAAACTTCATAAAAATGACCCTCATTATTAATACGCCGGGGGGTTCGAGAATTACCAGGAATAGTTAAGAAAGGGCTCACGAGCTCATTAAGTTGCTGTTGATATTCAGATCGGGCCGAGATCTCGTATATCACTTTCACCCATACTGGCAATGGAATTGTTACCGTCTCATAAACTACTCGCTGAGTTGACATATTCCTTTTATTGGTGTTTTTCATTTTGCTGCTCACACCATTATCAATACCATAAGTACGATTCGCATATGCATTTTGAAACTCTGCGGTCTTCTTTTGATTTATACTCCTGGCAATTGTGATTGTGCCTCCCTTAGCATCATTCACCGGATAAAGATTAGCATATACAGAACCACGAAAGTTTGGCTCCTTCGTTACGCTTGCTCGATTGATGCTTATCAGCGGCAAAACAAGAGTCTCCTCAGAATCTCTAAGTTCTTTATTGTGCTTAATTTGATAAGCTCTCTCTGCCGTGACCCACAGAACTGGTACTTTTTTAAACCCTGTGTTGGTGACAACCGACAGATTTAATTCTTCGTCAATAAACTTTACCATCGCCCCATCAATTGTTTCCAAGGTGGAAGGCATAAATTCTATTTCATGCAGCTTGTTCGCGACATCGTCATTCCCGACATAATCGAAGCGCGTCGCTCTCTTGTTTCGAATCTGACTCTCTGATCTTTTACTCCTGGACATATTTTTATCTCATCTACCCAACGTATATACCAGCCGGAACATTTTGAAGGACCTTCGCAGACGACCCCTGAACCCTTTCATCAATCTCTGCCAGCTTATCGTATGTGGTTTCGTTAAGTATCGTTTTCAACTCCTCCCTTAGGGAATCTTGTTCGGCTTTTGCTTGACCCAACAGCTCCGCATGATTAAGGGTTACGGATTCGCCTGGAATTGGTACAGTTGAGAATTTTCCTCTTACTTGCCCCAATATTTCTTTAGTTAACGCCAAAGCAAATCTCCGAATCCACTGCTTACCAATTGAATTAATATTTTCATAAGGGAGGTTCTGAAACGGTAACGTATTCATATTATTAATACCCTTCGCGCCGGTATTTCCGCGCGGAGAGTCGTCCCAAGGCTCATATTGGTTATCGATAGTAAACTGAACCCAAAACTTTTCCGGGCTAGTATTCTGGGGTTGAGGAAAAATTCTCAACATATTATCCTTAATTTCATAAGAATAATGAGAAATTCTTACATTAAGCGCATCTTCATAAGCTATTGCTTGCAATTTGTTCTGCCATGTCGGAACAATCTCAAAAGTCGAGTCGTCCGCAAACTGACCATAGGTCCTGAGATTTCCCACCACAGAAAATCCACCGTAATACCCATAAAATCGCCACATTGCGCGTGGAGTTTTAAAAAAGACTTTTCTAATAACAATTCTCTTGTCCTGTACTTGTCCAAAATAGGGTTCCGTCGCGCTGGTGGCTGAGGAAGCCGAAATAAGAGTCTGCAGATCATAATCTTGTTGGCCCTGGACTCGATCGATCGAAGCTGAGTATATCGGAAGAAGGCCCCCTAAGCCGGTGTCTGTCATCAAACCCTCGCTAACTCGACGAATATACCCATAATCATACTTAGGATATCTTAATTCAATATTGGAGCCAGACAGCGCAGAGCCGGATGCTATCTGTCCATCTTGGTCAAAAGATGCTGTAGTCGCACTTAAATAATCAGATAAAGAGTTTTTTGTCTGATGTAAATTTACAAGGTATGAGTATTCCAGGACGGCCTCTTCATATGCCGCGTAAACATTTCCTTCAGCAAGCTCAATATCTAATACGTCGCCTCCTAGTTTTTTATAGGTATAGGCGACTTGGTCGGACGCTCCCGATAAAAATGTGGGAGAAGAAGCGTACATCCCAAAAGGGAGGGAAGCCGTTACATTGGCTGTTGATCCTGTGACGGGAAGAACATTGGAATTTGAAGTCGACGCTGGGTATAGTCTAGGTACTGCCATGAAAGCTCCTCTTTAATCTATTACTAAATAGAAAGCCCCGCCTCAAAAGAGACGGGGCTTTCATTAATTTGACCTTGTGTCAGTTATGTTTAGATTAAGCCACGAATGACAACTAATCCATACATATCCGAACGTACCATCTGCTTGGCATATCGAGTCATCACGCCCTTGCGAGGCACGAAGTCTTCAACACCAAAGATAGTAGGCGTCGTCTGTAACGGCACATAAGGTGCATATACATAGCCACTTTCAAGGAAGCTACTTCCGCGTCGGCCGACAAGGACCAAGTTACGTACGAAGTAAGGATCGACAATAATGTCGAACTTCTTAGAAAGAGAACCAACCTTAATAGCGCCCGCGTCTCCACGGTCAGTATCGGCGGTCACATTGGCACGGAATCCGGCCGTAAACTCAAGAAGGTTGGCAACTTCAGGTCCGCAGACAAGGAAGTTGGCAGCTCCGCGAAGAGTTTTACGGTGGATCTGGGCGGAAACATCGTTGATTGTCTCAACGAGAGTTTCATACCACTCACTCACGTTACCCGTGAAGTCAGCAATTCCGGCGCCCAGGGGCACACCAGTAAGGCGATCTACGAACTGACCCGGATTACGGGACCAGTAACGCGTCTCGGCCGTGGCACCACGAACGAGATCCTCAAGAATCTCGCGATCGATCTCTAGAGCAATCTGCTCAGAGAGGATCTGGGTAAGCTCAACTTCAGCATCAAGGTTGTGGTAGGCGCTAAGATCTTGTCCTAGCTCCGGAGTCCACTTAGCCTTGAGCTTCTTGGTAACCGCAGTGACAGCCACAGAATCGACACGAATATCGATCTCGGGGATATCAGAGCTATTTTCAAGAGCCCACAGTGGATCACCAATAACGGAACCAACCGCTCTTGGGCCGGCGATGAAATCGTCGGTGATCGCAAATGCGAACCCATGGCGACCATTGCCAAAACCAGCAGGGCCGGTACCAACCATAGAAGCAGACAGCTGAGTTTGGCTTCGAGTACCGTCGTATGATACAATCGTAATCAGTAAGTTAGCATTATTGTTTGGATCCTCACGCGTGAGGCGCCTGACCATAGTGGTATTACCTGGGCCGGCGGCTCCCGTTGTCTGGATCGTAATCAAATCCTCAACATTAAGCTGGGCGTTGACGAACTGCGCTTTCGGAGTGACAGCCACACAGAAAGTCGCGCCACTTACAACATCAGCATCAAACTCTAACAACCGCTGATCGCGGCGAGGGCCTGGGCCGGTCATGCCAGCCATGGCTTGGAAGTTCAGAATGCTTCCCGACGACACGGTACCCGAAGATATAAGCGCCAAGTTGGCAACAAGAAGTGTACCAGTCGGAGACGAGTACCCATTGTCCAATGCATATGGGCCGCGCTCAGCGAGAGCACCAGTAAGGTTAATACCACCAGTGATCTGCTGACCGACCGCGCCTCCACCATAAATGGAAGAACTGACGGGATAGCCAGCGTCAAATGCTCCCCTTACGCGACCACCAATCTGCCCTGAAATCGTGAAATCAAGGAAGAAAATGAGGCCGGAAGGCAAACTCATAGGCTGAACACTAACGAGATCGTTGGCGATCAGATTGCCGAATACACGGCGGACGAGGGGGAATGCGACAGCCGCAAAGCCCTCAACGTCTCCACCACTCATGGTGGAAGACTCACGCAATAGCTCTTTCGCTTGGTTCTCAAGCAATCGGGCCATGCTATTCCGAGTAACATCGTCACCGATACCCTCAAGAAGACCTGTACTTTCCCACTTATTAATGAGCGCAGCACCTTCTGTAGAGAGGTCGCGGTTGACAATACCTTCGGTTAATTTCTGTACAATAGACATTTATATAACCTCCTTATAATTGTAATAATTGAATGTCATTTATTCAAACCTGCTAAACGTAGCATACGATCCAATTTTGGATCTTTTGTTACCTCGTTGTTTCTCTTAGAATTGATCAAAAGCGATACAGGTCTTTGAACTGCTTCACGAAGTGTTTGTGGTCTCGAACTATTCTTGGAACTCGAGATCCCCACTGCATTTTGAATGGTTTCAAATATCATATTCGCTTCTTCAACAGAATTGGCAGATTGAACAGCTTCGACAATTTGATTTTTTTGTCGCTCATTCAAGGAGGAGCTGTTTAATGCCTTGTTTTGATAAACAAGCTTGGCGTTTTCCAAGTTCAACTTAGTAAGTTGATGCTTG